CAGCCGTTATGATATCGTCACGTAGTCTTTTTTCTTCATCGACATTATAATCAAGACTGCTACGGTCAACAGAAAGCATCTGAACAGGATTATGTAAATCAGGCTGTTTTTCGCCCGGGATAGGTATTTCAACAAATGATCCGGCACCAACTATGCGTTTATTTCCGCATTTAGGGCACCGGAGAAGTTCAAGACCGAACTGGTCAAACTTATAGTGCCCATCCTTATCCCGGATAAATCCTCCATCGCAATAATCCCCATTATTTCCATTGCTAAAATCGCATGCCTGTTCATAACCGGAATAAATAGGGTATGCACCGTAGAGATCAAGATGTCTTTTGCTGATGTGAAAGAACAGGAACCAATCCAATGCTTCCAATTCCTTAGTTAGAGGACTCAACTTAATATCTGGTTCCCTCAAATTAACCGGTTCATCCCAAAAGAATCTTGCCGGGCAATAACCTAAATCATGAGGATTCTCAACAAGCAGCTCCCCTATATTATTTTTTTCTTCCCGAAATATGCGGTAACTATCCCTGTCGATTACAGCAATACGGCCAAAATCTTGACGGAATATTATAAAATCCATTATTCCGGTCGTAGGATTTGCCTCATAAGTGATTACACTTTCGATCGGAAGCCAATAGAAATAGGGTTCTGGATATTTGCCGGTAGATTGCTCTGCCGGCAAATCAACAATAAGAATGCTGTTTATCTCCGTTTTGAAAAACTCCCATCCTTTTTTACTCCAAACCTCTGGTTCATGCAGGACATCTTGCCGGTAATATTCCCAATCATCCCTTTGGTCACTGTTGAGGAACTGGTAATTGAACGCAGGGTTGCGACCGTCGAATATCCGAGAAAGCTTGTCAAAGCAAATGGACGTTACCTCATTCGTGCGAATAGGATAACGGAAAAGGGTCTTAAAGATCTTAAATTTATCATGCGGAAGAATGTTACTAACCATCGCAAGAAAGTCAGTAACAGGCTGAGATATAATCGGAGTAGCGTATGTCTGAGCATGGAATTTAATCCGGTTTTGCTGGATTATTGCTCTCGATATCGTTCCTCTTTTCTGAGGTTCCGTTATCTCTTTTCTTATTTGATCGATTGATAAACCCATTCTCTTTGTCAAACTTAAAACTTGAATTTGCCGGTAAATACCACCCGCCGTTATTCTGCATTCTCAGCAGCTTATCGGCATGGGTGATTCCAAATTCTTTCTCGATATTCAACGAATCACATCTTAATGTAACTGTTGTTGTCTTTGCCTTCATTTTTTAGCAATTCTAAGAGCAGTCAAAGGATTAAAATCAGGGGCAATAATAGCGAGATTGTCAGACCAGTTTGGCAAGAATGACCATGAAATGGCATTGCTATCCGGTGCTTCCAATCCGCCCAATGTTTTATCTCCTATAAACAGTGAACGAACAGGTATAGGATAATAAATTTTTTCATTTGTTTCATCCTGATCAGCACCCACTGCACCATTCCCATCAAACAGATAAACACCCAAATTGGATGCTTGACTTTCACACTGTAATGCTTTAAGTGCTTTAATTACCGCTTGTGGTACTTCGCGAATAACTCCTGTAAACGGAGTTGGCTCACGGCCTATATTCTTTTCAATACCTCCAAGTGTTTCATTTCCGCCACCAAAGGTACGTGCTGCGCCCGCTTCTGCTGTCGGTGCTTCAATGTACGGAGAAACAACAATTTTAGTAGAGTCATTCGCTGACAATAATGGAGTCCAAGACGCAAGTGCGGTAATAGGCATTGGAGAATCACCTTCACCGTTAAAACTATTTCTTGTTCCATCATCTTTATAAAGACGTTGGAAAGCAACTTTTTGAATCTGTCCTAACGATTCGGAACAGATCACTTCTGGAATATCGGGCAAAGCTGGTGCCGCTGGACATGTACAAATCATACTTTTAAAAATTAAAGTTATTAATATGTTATATCTCAGGGTCAACCCTTCACCCTTTTCAATAAATTACAATTTAATTAAATCAATTATTTAATAGAATCAAATAATCAATTATGCAATAACACTTTATCGCACAAATATATATACTAAAAATCAAATAATCAAATAAAAAGCTCTATTTTTCTAATTACGAACTCTAATACCTCGTGGTTTTGAACTTTCCGATAATTTATTAAGTGCTACATAACGTAATGCATCCAACGCATGATTATTGCTATCAATAGGTTCATTCCTCAATTCTCCGGTTATTTTATCTTCTTTCCACTTATAATTCCTAAGTTCATATATTAAATTAAGACTTGACTTTGTAACACATATCTCATAACGTTGTAAAATCTGAATGCCATTACGAATTGAATCTGCTCCCTTATTTGCCGCTTCTATTTTTTTTATTCCATAATTATAAATCTCACGAATTGATTTTTGTTCAGCAGAATCAGCAATAACATCGCAGTCTTTATCCCTAAGTCTATCTGCAATTTGGTCATTTGTAAGACCTCTCTCATAACAATGTTCATTCACCCATAATTTCCCATCATATTGATAAACATCAACGATCGCAGTAGGATCTGTTGTAAAACCAAAATCCATTCCCCTACCGATCAACTTTGCAGTTTCTGGTATGGAATCAACTTGCTTCCATCTTGAATATATAATTCCGACAGAACGACCTGTTAATCCAAGACCGTAGACCCTCCACCAATTATCATCGTCTTTGTGAGATTCTATTTCTGAAATTTGCTGTGGGGTATTAAAAGGATTGTCTTTATATGTAGAATGTACTTCTATAGTATTTTCTTTAACTTGTACCCCCTTTAATTCATACCAAAACTCGCAATCTGGATTCCAATCAAGAAATACACATTCCCTTGTACGAACAGACAATTGTCTATAGGTTTCATATGGAATACGATTACATTCATTAATGAATAATATATCCCTTCTCCCACCTTTCACCTTACCCCAATCATCAACTGAAAAAAAGCGTATACTACTACCACTATTGAACGTATATTGATGATCAGTAGAATTCAATTTAAAATCCCTGTCTTTTAAAAGTCCCTCATTAGACAAAATATCATCAATATCTTTTAATGCTCCTCTTTTTAAATGTGGCATGCTCTCAGATACAATATTTATATCCTTTCCATTTTTACTACCGACAGCAATAGACACAAGTAAGGATACAATAGAATATGTTTTTCCTGATCTTGTTCCTCCACGGTTAGCAATCGTTCTAACACCAGAAAGATAAGCTTTCAAACTCTCTCTGTATACCTTAACAACAATCATTATTCCTTATTTTTAAGTTGTTCTATCAAATTAGCATCTTCATCATTGGAAACAATGATATTAAGTCCTGTCGAAATCTCACCTGAATGCTCAGTATTTTGCTTATTCTTCCACCTATCTGGTTCTAAATTCGTTAAAAGGAAAATACCGGCGCCGATATTCGGTTCAACACGAATATTCTTCTTTACCTCCTTTTTGATCTTTTTCTTTTTACCTTCAAAATAGTATTCGGTTGATGTCTGCTCGTATTCATATCCAATGGCAGCATTGGCCATAGAAGATACAATACGACGTTCAAGACCATTTTTGAAATCATCTTTTGCCTTTTTTATAGCATTCGAAAAGTCCGAATTTTCCATCCAATTATAATAAGTCTGTGCATCTATGCCGAAGCGCTTGCAAAAGTCCTTTAACTTCGCTCCACCATACTCCATCAGCCCGTTTTCACGAACCCAATCTGAACACTGCTGAATCATTTCATCATTAAACTTTGCCATATTTTGTAATCCACATAATTTTCATTTATAATTTAAACTTCTTGATTAAGAATTCCCCCCACCATATAGATATCATATTCACTCCATCGGCAAAGTATTTTAATACTAAGGCAATACATTGAATAGGAATTGATACAATCATGACAGGATATCTTATCACATTGTGAAGTATCTTTATTTTATTTTCTTTCATATTGTCTATATAAGTTTTAACGCTTCCTGAATTCCGGCTTCCAATGCTTCCTCGTAGGTGCTGTAACGAACAGGAGTTCTGTCCTCCAATCCTATCAGGTCATGGGTAGGTATTGTCAGAATATCGTAAAGCCAATAGTCTCCATACATATAGCCTATTTCAATATGGAGGAACTTAGTGTTCCTCAACCACTTTTGGGTGAGAGATTGGGTAGGTGCAGAAAAACAATCATCCTTTTCATTGAAATTCTCGGATTCGTCGTAAGTTTCAGACAGTTTCATGTCACCTTCTATGGAATCTGCTTCATAAAAAGTAAATACATTTTCACTAAACCCTTTTTCTTTCAGCAGCTTTGCTGTTTCTAATTTTACAAATTCTTCAGTCATGGTTATTCCTTTTTTAATTCTTCCAATACTTTCTTCGCTATCTCATGATGAGATAACTGTTGCCAATCAGAACAGATATCATCCGCTTCATTATCGTAATGATTAGCATATACATATTCATTCAGTTGCTCACGAAAATACTCACCGTCTAAACCGCTATCATCACAATCATCATACATTCTCAATTCATGGGCTACGTCCTTACATTCTTTGTGTGTTATGAAGTCATACACAACTCCGTCATAAACATCTGTCTGACGGACATATTTTTGTCCTATCGTAATCTTTTCGCAACAAAATTCACACCTATGTTCTTTTTTAGCTGTTGGGTAAGTTTCTCTTAGTATTGTTGGCATAGTTATACGCCAAATAGGCTTGTTTGTATTAAAGTTCCTTTCTCTGTTTTTATTTCGCCAAAGCATTGGCGGCGGAAGTATTCTTCTTGGTCATTATAAATATCTACATCTTTCTCGGTAGCAAAAAAATCAAAACCAAGTTTATACGCTGCAATTCTATTTGTACCACTTCCAAGATGTGAATCGTATATCTTCCAACCCGCCTTAGCATAAGTCTTATATATCCACGCATATAACTGAACTGGTTTCTGTGCCACATGTCTCTTTGCGTAATTAATAGCTATTTTTGCATTGTTTGAAACGCAATTTTGCATATTCGCCCTACTGGTTCTGAACATCTTTGTGCTTATATTAAAGGAGGTGTATGCAAGTTCAGCCATGGCAAACGTAACGCCATCCGGCTGCAGCTTATCATAAACAATCCATCCCATTGACGGGGGTATCCATCGGCTAAAATAGTTAGCACCAAATATTATTTGATTCTTACTCACCCGAAACAGCTCATCGAAATACTCTTTATCAGGCGGCTTTGAATCCCAATCTTTACTTTTATACCGGGTTATTTTACCTTGACCTTTCTTCTGTCCAATGCTTCCGTTTCGCTTAGCTATCCCGATTCCATATTCAGGGTCTACGACAGCCAAATCGAAAAACTTATTTGGAATGCCTTTCATATATTCCATGCAGTCCATATTATACACTTCACTTATTGGCATTATTTACCTCCTTTCTGTTTTGTATTGAATTATTCTTCGGTATCGAAATCTTCATGATATAAGTTATATCCAGCTAATATGGCTTTCTTTAACTCCTCCCGGAGGTCGCAGTTACCTGATCCAGACAAGAGCATTCGGTCAGCTATTTCGTATGCACGTTCTTCCAAAGTTTTTTCACCCACTTTAGAGTATTGGATGGCCATACGCGTATGGTATTTCTCACCTTCGTGATTCAAAGTCTGACTTAAAGCCACTTCACCAACATTAATCCGAATAGCTCTTTCTGATAGTTTCATAAGAACAAACTGCATTAATCTAAACAGACCTTCACCGCCTTCATCCGATACATTCTTTAAAAACTTACAAATTACTTTATCTTCTTCTTTTGTTAATTTCATATTGTCTCCTTTCTGCACTGTTATTAATCAATTATTTCAAATGTAACTTTTACTTTTTTACAGCGATAGCCCCTCTTATACCATTGCTTCCATGTACGGGAACACCCCTTACACCATTCTTTAATGCAGAAACTTTTGAAATATTTCTGCGTATTCATTACAATAAGGCCATCAGGATAAACGATAACGTACATTATATCTTCACGCATATTGTCTCCTTTCTATTCAATTTTGAGGGTTATCCGATAGAAGATAATGCCTGCATACACTCGAAAATAAAAGATGAACTTAAAGCGTCATACACCTCATCCGGTATATCTTCTTCATTTTCAAAGCTACCTTCAACGCTTACTGAACCATAGCCTGTTGCAACATGCTTCTCTTTATACTCTTTACCGTCAATGATTACGGTGCTCTCCCAACCATTAGGAGTAATTTCGATTTTTATCTTATTCATGTTTATCTTGGGTTATACGTTAAATATAATATCCACTATAATCAGGATGATTACTTTCCAAAACAGCTTTCATTGCATCCTGAACATTATCAAAGTAACCTAAAGAAACAGCATCCGAACCTGTTTCCTCGTCATATGGAGTAGGATAACCAGCTTCAATTTTTCCTCTATTTTCACCGACCATTACTTCATGAACCCATCCATAAATGTTTGTTTTCCACTTATCAAACATTATGCTTTTCCCCATAATATACTCTACTTTTATCAAGTCATAGTCATTAGGATAGTTAGCATTCTGTTCCCAATAAGCTTCTGAATTGTCAACTGTTATTTTACTCATATTTATTCATAATTAATTTGTTTTGAGTTAATAATTAACAGCACATTGAAAGTATTTCCAATGTGTGCTCATAATATTCACCTTTCATTATCTGTAATAAAATTGGTGGTTCATGATTGATTCTGTTCATTATTTTCTTTTACTTATCTTTTAAATAATTAATATACTTTCCCTTAGCTTCTTTGAAGAAGATAAAGCCACACTTTATTGGTAAATCAAATAGAGTTTCCGGCTTGTTAGCATCCATCTGTTTAATGAAATCGGATTGCAATATTTTCTTATCCCAACAAGCATATTCAATGGCAGACCAATAACGATTTAGAATGCCACCAACAGACAGCCACCATAAAAAATCATTCAATGTTTTCATATATGAATCTTTTGTTAATTAATCGCGCAAGGCTACAGCCAGCAATCCCAATGACATCAACAAGATGGAGACAATGGCATATAGAAATGCATATTGATATCTATTCATGTCCTACGAATTAAAAATGTGTGCAAAAACGCTCTTCTCATCAGAAAGTTCAAGACTGATTTGTTATTCGTTAATTAATTCTGGGTTGTCATAGATATTACCTTTAACTACAAACATTTTACATGTCTGTTGAATAGTATTTTCTACAAAGCCATCCCATCCAACCCAACACCCTTCTTTGGCGCACCATTTAACCTCAAATGAAAGTCCTATGCGATGTTTTCCAGCCGTTGTAATATAGTCAAGTTGTACAATATCTCCCTCATAAATCTCTTTACCGTTCCTATCGAGAAGCCCTGTGAACTGTCCGACTGTCTCGTTGGCAACTTCACAATCATCCACAACAAATCCGAAATTATCTGTTTCGAAACTTGCTATATTCTTAAAGATTACAGTTTTGTTTATGTTTAGCGAGTGGAAATTAAAAGAATAATTGGCAAGATTTCCACATATCCATTTTCCGTCCTTGATGCGCTTACCTCTGAATCTGATTGTTCTCATTATGTTACTTTCTACTTTGTTATACGTTAATAGACATTCTTTTAATATGCGCAAAACATTCATCCATAGCCTTGTCAAAAACTTCTTGACTTATGATATTTTTCTCAATCCGTTTCACGTATTCACTTGCGTAAGATGCAAGTTGGATGCTTGAATCACTATTACTTACATCTTCTCTGTTGTCAAAATATATATGTATACAATCATATACCACTTCATCACCGATTTCATCAGTATTTACCCTAACTATCGCTGTGATTTTTTCGTAAGAAGTATGCGCCATGTGAATACATTTTCCAACGAGATATTGATATTTTGCCTTTTTCTTATCAGCTTCCTGTTTCTTTAGCTTCTGTATTTCAGCTTCTAATTTCTGTATTCTGTTCATATCAATCTATAAACTCTGTATTATCATTTACTTGTGCGTCATCACACACCTTAACCGCAACATTTCCATTGGGCTTTAGCCTACATTCTTGAATTTCCCTTGTTTCAATAAGTGTGAAAGAAGCGTGTGTATTGTTAGAGTGCAGGTACTCACCATCCCAAACCCATATTCCACCGTGTATGTCCTTGAATGTACCTATATTTGGATTTAAAGTTTGCAGTATCGCTTTGCGACCTACATTGGTCATGGCAACAAATCCGTTATGGGTTGGATTCATTTCTTTTACTTCCTCATATAGAGCATTGTCAAGCTGTTTTAGCCATAAAAGGAATTTCGGCACTCCCTTGTCTTGGTAATCTTTTATTCTTCCTCCAAACAAAGCATAGGGGGTAAAATTGATGATTTGCTTGGATATAAACT